TTTATTATTCATGTCCATATTACGTGTTGCTTCTCTTTTCATCTTTAAACAAGTAGATAAACTATCTTGTATTCTGTGTTCTACAAGTTCTCCATTTATAAACAAACATAATGCAAATACTAACTTTATCATTAATGTCCCCCATTACCATTTGCAAACTTGATATCTCTTGTTGCATCCTTTAATTTTTCAATATCTTTTTTTAATTTTTCAATTTCTTTTTCATGACTAGATAACATTACACCTGTGTGTACATTTGCTTCTAACATTTTCTGCATCTTCTCTATTTGTGTTGCCTGCCATTCTAGGATCATGAACTGCTCCTGGTCAATTGGTTTTTGAACACTAGCCTCTAATAAATCTTTTTCAAACAACTGATTTTTAGTTTCTAGTTTATTGAGTCTTTCAATAACACCGAAAGCAAACCATGCTCCGACAATTATGGCTCCGATCAGACCAATTAAGTTCCTTAACGGAAGACCGATACTTGTGTTTTCATTTATTTTTATTGACATGATAGACACTCATCAGAATCGGAATCTAATTCTGCTAATGCTTCTTCCTTACATTGTGGACTACAAAATAGTTCAAACTCATCTAACTTATCTTTTACTTCAAATTCTTTATTACATTGTTTACAAATTTTCATCTTATTACTGGTCCTCCAAATATTGCCAATAGGCACATTAATATAATTAATATTGCTGTGAATCTGTAATCCATAGTAACAATCTCCATATTAATCTTTTGTTTTCTCTATCTCGTAAAACATTTTGTCAGAATCTTCCGTAACCCAATCGCCACCTTCGACATCCCAGACTGTGTTTTGTACTTTATAGTCAGGCCAGCTGTTATCAGTAGTGTATGAATTAACATGCCACAAAATGCGATTGTTAGGCTGAGCAGCAAAATTGCCGTTAGCAAGAGCCAGTATATGCGCACACTTATGCTCTTGAGGTATTTCAGAATGTTCTGTATTGAGTATATTAGTCTCTGGATGCGCCCAGTCAACCGTAAAAAGATACTCTCCATGATAAAATTTTTTATCTTTTCCTAGATATTTGCCGTTTATACCAGCCAACCAATCAAAGCAATGCACGCTAGGCCAATAACTAAAACAATTCCACAGTTGGAGTTCGTCCGCCTGCATATCCGGCACATCGGCTCGGTCATACGATTTTTGGAAAAACGCTGAGATAGGCAAACGCCAAAAGCACGCACCATTGGGTAGCATGATGTTAAATAAGAGCGCCCTTCCTGATATAGAGCTAAGACCAAAGATAACGCAGTCACTAAACTCTCCTTGATGTTCTTTAAGATCATATAGATACTCCTTCCTTATTTTGCAGTAGATGGGTGGTATATTCGCGTTTAAATAAGACATAGATCATTTGATTGTACCCCAGTTAGGACCAGATTCATAGTCAACTTTGTTTTTTATACTAAAGTCAGGTATCGTTTCCTCCATTGTTTTCTTAATAAACTCTGCCTCTTCCTCAGATTTAACAGATATACACAACTCATCATGAATTTGTATGTGAGGTACTATACCATTTTCATATAAATCTACCATAGCTTTTTTTGTCATATCAGCTGCAGACCCTTGAATTAATCTATTTAAAGCTTTGTAAGTAAATGCAGGTGTATAATGATGTTCAAAGTTATTCATGTAATCAGGATCTATTTTATTTTCTTTATATTTCTCTAACATCTCAGCTTTAAAAGCTTGTCGAGCTTCTTCTTCAGTATATAATTTAACTTCTTTGTATCTATTTCTTACAGGATCCCACTCTCTATCTAATGTTTCCCATTTATTAAATCTACAAAACCTATCATACAGAGTAAATAAAAGTTTATTTTGTTTTGCAAAATCAATTAAACCTTGAGATAACATTCTAACAAAAGGTACTTTATTATGATATTCATCAAATAATTTTTTAGCTTGTAGTTTATCTAAACCTAATTCAGCTTGTAATTTTATTTTACCCATACCATAAAACAATCCTAAGTTAATTGTCTTTGCTTGTGTTCTAGAAATTTTTGCCATGTCAGCAACAATTTGATGGAAGTCTGCATCATTTTTATTAAACTCTTCTTCCAGGTCTTCTGTCTTTGGTAAACCTAACTTGACAGCGTAGTGTACCACGATCCGTGGTTCTTGTTGTGAGTAGTCAAAACTACCCCACTTCATGCCTTCTTCAGGTAAAAACATCTCTCTCATTTTTTTACCAATATAACCTTTAGATGGTATTTGTTGTAAGTTAGGGTTAGACATAGAAAATCTTCCAGTTACAGTACCTCCAGCATCTGATCTAATTTGATTAACATCTGCATGTATTCTGCCTTCATGTACATAACCTAGTAATCCTGTGATAAATGTATTAACTGCCTTGTCATATTCTCTTGCTTTAGCAATCATTCTTAAACATTTATTCTTGTGTGTTTTTAAATAATCTTTTGGAAGTTGTGGCATTTTAGATTTAGGAGTTACTTTGTAATCTGTAATACCCTGTTGATCTAATAAATTTTTTATAGATGCAGCTGCCCAGATATCAATCTTGACACCAGTTTCATTTTCTATTGCTTGTAATATCTGATTTTTTCTTTTTGTAAGGTGTTCACCAAAATGTTTAATTTTAGGAACATCAATTCTAACGCCTTTAAATTTCATGTCAACTAAACAACGAAATAATTTAGTTTCTAATTCAAAAATTTTTCTACAAGTTTTCTCTTCCTTCTTGCCATTTTCATGTATTTTGGTATATAATACTTCGTCAAGTTTTTTATCAAAAAGATTCCATAACTTTAAAGTTAAATCCACGTCTTGCTTTGCATAGTCTTTTGCAATCTCTCCAGGTATTTTATGCATGCTAGTCATTGGGTCCTTAATCATACCATCAGACCACTCTAAAACTTTTTGTTGTAAGTCATATTTATATTTTGATTCATTTAAATAATCTTTAGATAAAGAATCTAATGAATACTTAAATCTAGTTTCATCAATTACTGATGCTGCAATCATAGTATCAACCAATCTACCTTGTAACATTTTACCGGTAGTCGATCTTAGCCAACAGACATCATAAATTGCATTGTGAAAAACTTTTGTAATATCAGGGTTTTGCAACAATTTCTTATTCATTTGTTCCCAAAACTTAGCCAGCTCTTCTTCTGATTTATTATCATCACTATGTTTTAATGAAAAATAAACTGTATCTTTCCCGGTAGCTACAGCTACACCAGTTATAAAACCATCTTTTCTTATAGCTCCTAAACCTTTTGTTTTAAGGTTAGGATCATAGGTTTCTATATCAATCGCTACAGTATCTATTCCTTTTAGATCTAAGTCTTCTGGATGTTTACACATTATAATCCCTCTCCAATATCATTTCTAAATAATGAATTGCTTTCTTAATATCTTCTGCTTTCCCTTTGTTTGAATGTCTACATATATACTTTATTGCATTACCTTCTGCAAACAAAAGTTTATTTTCATTTATAAAGTGTGCAGGTTGAATTTTCATAGACTTATAATGTTTCCCGCCTACCTGCTTTTCTAATGATTCATAACTTATATCTTTAAACATATCTTTGTGTGTCATCTTCTTCCTCCTAATGTATATTTACCTTGTGATGCTATAGTCCAACAATCTATTCTGCCACGACTATAGGCTACATATTTTAATCGTAATTGAGTAAAATAATCTTCTTTTCTTGTTGCAGTTAAATCAACAATAACGTTGTCAAATGTCATACCTTTTACAGTGTGAATATTTCCATATTGAACTCTAATATCTCCATCAAAATCAAAACCTTTTCTTAAAATTTTATTTATATAAACTAATCTATCTTTTTCTGTTTTAGTTCTAACCATTGCAAAATCAGTTTCTTGTGTTGGTTTTAAATAACCTTTACTAATTAAAGTATCTATTGTGTAATCTTGGTTAATCCAATCTTCAAAAGTTTCTTGTCCTTTACCTCTAACAACTACTTTACTTCCTATGTAACTCCAGAAATCTTTTATTTGTTTTAGTGATACCGGTTTACCTTTTACAAACTCTGGCCATACTTTATGACATCTTAATTCTTTCTTTGGCACGTGAGCCGTGTTCCCTACATGAGCAAACTCGATTCCATGATCTTTAAAAAATTCCTTTACCCAAGTATCAGAAGGATTTCCTCTAAAAGTAAATAAAAAAGTTTCCTTAGTATTTTTTATTTTATCTAAAAGCTTTTCCATAGCACTAGATTTAGTTTTTAAACTTGGTAAATAATAATGATTGCCAACTATACCTTCAGCGGGTTTCCAAACTCTATCATAACCATAGTGGTCCCATATAGGTTTGATTATGCTCTTACATAATTTGTTAATAGTTTCTCCACATCTATAACCTTGTTCTAATTGTTCTGCATCTTTAGATAATTTATGATAGTAATCTGCATTAGCTCCTGCAAATTCAAATATAGTTTGATCTGCATCACCTACCATATAATATTCTTTTGCATTGGTTGACATCTTTTCTAATGCTTCTGTTTGAGCAACGTTACTGTCTTGAGCTTCATCTACAATTAATGCATCTATGTCTGGTTCTTTTGCCTTGTCTAAAAATTCTTTAATCATGTCATCATAGTCACAAACATTATTATTTTTTTTGTAATCAATATAAATAGGTTCCATTTCTTCAATCATGTTAATGCTGTAAGGCTTGTAAGAATCTCGATCACATACTTTCCAAAACTGTTTTAAATCATCATAACCTCTACCAAATGCATTTTTTAAATATTTATAAAAACCATGTTTATCAGGATCAAATCCTTGAATAGATTGAATTTTAAATAGAGTATTTATCATGCCTAAATTTTTATGATCATCTGCATCAAACACTTCTTTTTTACCCACTAATCTGCTTTTACAAAAAGAATGAATAGTACAAATTTTATATTTTAAAGACTTTTTAGTAAGTCCTTTTTCTTTTATTTCTGGTAGTTCAAGTATTGCATCTCTAATTTCATCAGCTGCAACATTAGTATGAGATAATACTATTATATTATTATGTGAATATTTTTTTAATAACTGTAAATATTTAGCAGTTAAAAACATATTAGTCTTCCCTGTACCTGGAGGACCTGAGATAAACTTAGGACTCATTTGTTATCTCCTTTACCTCGTGTGCTTCTCCTTCTATAATTAAATCGTCATTATTTAATTCATAATTAAATACTCTCCAAGATACACAAGATTTATTATTAACTTTACCTTTTATTTTTCTAGCTTTTAAAATTCTTTGTATCTTTAAAACTAAATCTACTCTTTCAAAATTAACTCTTTGTTTTTGTAAATAGTCTTCGAATGAATCTAAATCAAATTCTAACTGTGCTCTTTTCATATTATAATATGGAAAACCATAGTTAGCTAATTCCTTCTTATCAGTATACGCTTTTGTCTCTTGAATATATTTACTAAAATATTTTTTAAATTTTAAATCTTCATCAGCTTCTTCAACATAGTATTCTGATAAAGTTCTTGATTCAAATTTCATTCTCATTACAGTTTCAAATTCATCATCTTTCATTTTAGGAATCCAAACTGACGCTTG